AAATAATTATAATATAGGTATGGCAAAAGATAATTTACCTGTTTACAAGATTACTATAGATCCTGAATACTCTGAAAATGGGGAGGACTTAGGTATAGAACAAATTGCTTTTACATCCACTCCTGCTATCAAAGTAATGGGTATGGCTTTCAATAGCCAGGTTAAGCCTATGATATTTACAGATGATCTTAAGTATCGCATAGTAGCACCTGCTCTTATCCCTATGGAGATCTATAGGAAGGATGATGAGGATGGTAAAGAATATTTCGTGAAATTTTCAATTGAGGAGATAGAGAAGATACATTCAAAGTTCATGCGAGACATGTCTAATAAAGACTTGTTTAACCTAGAGCATGATACTGAGAAGACTGTACCTGCTTATGTACTTGAGGCATGGATAGTAGATACACCTAAAGAGGATAAGGCTTATTCAAGTTTTGGGATAGAAGTACCTGAGGGCACACTAATGGTTACGGCCCAGGTAACAGATAAAGAATACTATGCTCAATTGGTAGCAGATGGGCAGGTAGGTTTCAGCATAGAAGGATATCTAGGTATGAAGCTAAAAGAACAGCAACAACTAAAATTAAATAATATGAACAAATTACCTGATGGTGAACACTTAATTGACGGCAAGATCTACGTTGTAGTTGATGGTGAAATCACTGAAATTAGAGAAAAAGAAGAGGAAGTAGTAGTAGAAGAAGAGGCAATGTCTGATACTGTTGTAGAAGAGGAAGTAGTAGAAGAGGAAACAATGGCTGTAGATCCTGCTATGGATGCAGAAGCAATACTAGAGATAGTACGTCCATTTATTACTGAGCAAGTAGATGCACTTGTGGCTATGATAGCTGATTTAAAAAATCAATTTGAAGAGTCTCTAGTAGTTGATACAGAAGAGGAGGTGATGGAAGAGGCTGTAAAGATGAGCGTACAGCAAAAATTAAGTTCATTTAATAAATTTAACACAAACAAATAAAAAACAAAAACAATGAGAAAACTAAGATTTGATTTAAACATCCTGCCAAGTGCAGAATTAACACCTAACGCTGATGCGTTTTATGCACAAGCTTACCTTGGAGGTAGTGAGATAGCTGATAACTTTCGATCTTTACCAGGTATCAAGTACAAAACTAAAATTGGTACAGTTACTTTTGGTACAGGCTTACTAGCTACTAGCCCTTGTAACTTCCCTAACCTTAACACTGATGACTTAAGCTCTCATGAAGTAGACGTATGTGCTCTTTCTGCTATGGCTCAAGTTTGTCAATTTGACTTAGAGCAGTCTTTCGTTTCTTTGCAAATGGCAGCAGGATCTAATGGTGATTTCACAGTAGCTTCTTTCTTTAGCTTCTACTGGTCTGAAATGGCTAACGCTATTGCAGGACAAATTGAGGCATTAAGATGGAAAGGTGATATCTTATCTTTAAACCCACAACTTGCTTTGTGTGATGGTTATGAGAAAGGATTAGCTGCTTCTGTTGTTGCAGGTGATGTTATCAATGGTGGTACAGGTGCTATCACTACATTCTCAGGTGTTGGTGGATTAGGTGCAAAATTAGAAGCTGCGTTTGCTTTGGTTCCTGCAGCTATTGCTTCTAGAACTGCTGACTTGCGTATCTACATGCCTACTCAATTGGTTAATATCTACCGTTTAGGTGTAGCTTCAGGTAACACTAATGCTTATATCACTCAGGATCTAGCTTTGACTTACTTAGGTATCAAAATAGTTCTTTGTCCAGGGATGTCAAACAACAAATTTGTAATCACTTTGAAAGATAACCTTATCTATGCATTTGATGGTGAAGGTGATGCTTCTGACTTACGTGCAATCAACTTAGCTGACACTGTAGCTGAGCCTGTAATCAGAACTCGTGCTAACATGAAGGTAGGATTTAGCTTTGTTAACCCTACAGATATCGTTTACTACGCTTAATATTAACTCATAGAGGGGGGCAACCCCCTTTATATAAAACTTAAAAAAAATGCCAGCAACATGTCAAGCCCTCGAGGCCATTGTAAAAAGTTGTGATAACAACAGTGGGGGTATCTATGGAATATGGATTAACCAACAGGATGAAATCGCATCTATTGCACCAACTGATCCATCTGCGGGAACAGGATGGTCTATCACAGGTATTACCCTAGCAGGTACTACTTTATTTGAAAACTATTACATCCGTAGAAATACATCTAGTTTTACAGAAGAGGCTGCTATTGACTTAATCAATGGATCATCTTTTGTTACTTCTACTATCTCTTTGATGTTTCAACGTAGAGAAGCTGCTAAGTCTAGAGCTATCAAAATTTTAGGATCAGGACAGCAGTATCTTACTGCTATTGTTTTAGATGCTAATGGTCTTTATTGGTACTTCCCTTACTTGCAAGTTACAGGTGTAGCTGAAGGATCAGGAACTGCTCGTGCAGATGGTTCTAAATATGCCGTTACTTTGTTAGGTGAAAATGAGTACTTAGCTTATGAGGTTAATATGACCCCTACAGCTTTAGGTCTTATCGGAGTATCTTAATACATTTAACACGCTCAAAATTAGCCCTGCATATTGTGGGGCTTTTTTTATTTCTAAACATTTGACTAACATCATATAATATAGGTATGATATACATTGAACAGGGAACTATTAACCAGGTAGTGCTAACCTTAACAGAGGTTACTACTGTACCTACCCCTCATTATCTATTTGCTTTCACTAATGAAATGAATACTCTATCAGTTACTCAGCTATTTACTACTGCAGATATTAGCTTATACCCTGAGAGATACAATCTTTTTGTACTTAATGAGCCTGTAGATATTATTTTAAAACAAGGGCAGTTTATATATCAAATTTATCAGAGCTCAGTACCCTATGTACTACCTTTAACTATTGCACAGTCCACAGGAGTGGTGATAGAAGAGGGTAGAATGGTGGTTAGTGGGCCAGTAGGCACCTCAATATACGATTAATTATGGCATGGTATAGTAACTTTTTTAAGAAAGAGAGCACAGCTCCAGAAGTGGTGGAAGGCTATCAATCTTTTAGCACCCCTTTTCTACCTGTAGGTAAAGGTAACCTAACACTCCCTTATGTAAATGGTAGGTACTCTACTAATATGTGGGTGCGTTTTGGTGCAGATAACCTGTACCCTGAAATGCTTAATCAGATGTATTTCTCTAGCCCATTACATGGTGCCATAGTGGACTATAAAACTAATGCAGTAATTGGTGGTGGCTTTGCTTTGGCAACTGACAAACTAACTACCCCTGAAAAGCTAGAGCTTTACATGTTTGAAAGAAAGATTAAAATAAAGCAAACAGTAAAGGCTGTAACCCGTCAATTAATTGTACACAATAGAATATACTTTAAACTTTGTTTTGACAGCACTAAGAAATTAGTTAAGATAGAGAATGTATCACCTGAGAAAGTAAGGATATCTAGGTATAAAGATATGTACTATCTATGTGAAGATTGGAGTACTAATATAGATGTAAGAGAAATCAAACCATACCACGTTACATGCTCAGACTATGAGCAACTTTACTGCTATGAGATTAAATCACTAGGGCAGGATTACTACAGCCTACCACAATATACCTCAGCTTTAAACTTTGCTTTCCTATCAGGTGAGCTTAGCTACTTTGCAAAAAGTAACATACAAAATAGTGTATTCCCATCCTTTGCTATGATGTTCCCTAAGAGACCACAGTCTGAGGAGGAGAAGCACATGATTAAAGAAACTATCGATAGGTTAAAAGGTGCTGCTAATGCAGGTAAGGCTGTTGCTTTCTTTGCTAATAGCCAGGATCAGTTACCTAAGATAGAAGCTTTACCCAATAATGGTAATGATAGCCTCTTTCAGGAGGCCTCACAGCTTAACACAGAACAGATTTTATTTGCTCACACTATAGATCCTATCTTAATGGGAGTAAGAACTACAGGATCCCTAGGAGGTGGTGCAGATATTAAGCAGGCTTATGTGATATTTGAAAAGAATGTAGTAATGTAGCTTAGAAATTGTGTTCAACATATTTTCAACGAGTTATTAACAATCTCTAAGATACCTGCAGAGTTTACTATAAATAATTTCCAAGTAATTAATGAGAATATCGTAGAGCTAGAAGCTGAGAGCT